CTTAACTTTTACGCGGGGCAAAATTTTCGAAATTCAAAACTTTTTAGCCAAACTTTCAAAAAGTTAAGCAATTATTTAAACTATATTTTTAATATGCGGGAAGGTGAAGCAATTTGGAACGTTTTGAGGAATTAAAAAGTTATATTGCGGCATTGCCCGAAGATATACAATCAATATTGTTGCCCGTGTTGCGCGATATTGTTTACGAAGAAGAAATGTTACAGAAATTTCGCGACAACCCGCGCACAAAGACCAACGCGGCAATGAATAAAGCATACAGACAGACAAAACAACTTTACCAAGCCGACATAAAACTTTTATTGTGGCAATTGCGACAGAATGAAACGTCGGCGGCTGATGATTTATTAAATAGGTTGCGTGAATTTGAATGACGTATCTTGAAGAATACAATTATTTAATACAAGGGCGGCACGTGATCGCGGGCTATTGGATAAAAAAAGAGGTTGAAAACCTTATACAAGATTTACAAAACCCCGCGTACATATACGACACAACCGACGCGCACCGACGTATTAAATTTATGCAAAATATGTGCTTGCAAAGCAAACACCCGTATTTCGGTAAACCGTTGGAATTAATGCCGTTTCAATTGGCGTTTTGGGAAGCGTTGTACGGGTTTAAAATGAGCGATACACAATTACGCCGCTTTGTTGAAGCCTTATTGGAAATAGGGCGTAAAAACGGAAAAAGTACAATGCTTGCGGGCGACGGTAATACAGATTTATTCGTTGGCGTTGGCGGTTCGGAAATATGTTGCGCAAGTAACGACGACCGACAAGCCAAATATATATGGCGTGAAATTGCGGGTATGCGGTCGCGCCTTGACCCCAAAAAAGCAATTACAAGCCAAAACTTGGTTGAATTGCGAAACGAGTATAAAAACATTATTGTTTCGCGTATGTCAAGCAAGACACAAAACAAGGACGGCGGCAACTATACTAAAACATATCTTGACGAAGCGCACGACATAGATGAAGAAAACGGCAACAGCGAAATTGCCGAAGCGTGTTGGCGTGGTATGTCAACAAAAGACGACCCGTTATTTATTACGTGTACAACGCAAGGTTTTTCCCGTGACGGTTGTTATCTTGACAAGAAAATTGCACACGCAAAAGCCGTTATTGAAGGCGAAAAAGACGATATACATTTTTTACCGTTTCTTTTTGAGCAAGACAACGAACAAGAAATTTGGATCGACGAAAGCAGTTGGGAAAAGGCGAACCCGTCTTTACGTTACGGCGTTAAAAAGTATTCAAAATTACGCCGCGACGTTGAACTTGCCCGCACCGATAAAGAAGCGCGTTTACACTTGCTTTGCAAAGATTTTAATATCAAGCAAAACAGCGCGCAAGCGTGGTTACGTTCCGAAGATTTTATGTATATACAAGATAAAAAGAGCCTTGAAGATTTTCGCGGTTGTTTTTGTCTTGCGGCGTTGGACTGTTCTCAAACAACCGACTTGACAAATTTAAAATTGTTGTTTATGCGTCCAAACGACAATACAAAATATATATTTAGTCATTATTGGATACCCGAAAGCAAGTTGACCGACAGCGCAGACAAAAGCGCGGGCGCACGATACAGCGAGTGGGCGCAACAAGGTTATATTACAATTTGCGGCGGTAGTATTATAGATTTAACCGAAGTAACGAAGTATATTGCAGAACTTAAAGAGCAATACAACATACGTGTTTTTAAATGCGGTTACGATAAAGCATACGCCCGCGAGTTTGAAAAGAGTATTGACGAGTTAAACCCAACAATTCGCGAGCCGATAAACCAAAAAATTATGTCAACGCCAATGAAATGGGTTGAACGTGACTTCGAAAATCACGTTATAAATTACGGCAACAACCCCGTTGACGCGTGGTGCTTGGGTAACGCTTGTTGTTATATAGACGGGCACGAAAATTACAGTTGCAAAAAATCGCAAGTAAACAAACGAATTGACGGCGCGGTGGTATTTATAATACTTTACGCAACGTTATTAAAATTTAATTCGGAATTTCAAAACGTTATTAAATAGAAGGTGATTAAAACGGGCTTTTTTGATTTATTTAAACCGAAAGAAAAAGAAAATAATAAACAGGGCTTGCACTATGCGCCGACAATGACAGGCGGCACGCCGTTTTATACGTCGTTTGGCGAAAGTGTTTACGCTTCCGATATAATTGTACAATCAATACGTTGTAAAGCGAATGAGTTTAAAAAACTTGATCCGCGACACATAAGGACAACGGACGGGGCGCAAACGGTTATAAATGACAGTAGTATTGCACGCGTATTGCGTCGCCCCAACGCTTATATGACAACGGCGGACTTTTTAGAAAAAATAACAATACTTCTTGAATTAACAAAGAACGTGTTTATTTATCCGACGTGGTACAAGACAAAAGGCGGCGAAAGATATTATACGGGGCTTTATCCGTTGAAGCCGTCTGAAGTGCAATATTTAACCGACTCGGCGGGCTTGCTTTATATCAAGTTACGATTTGCGAACGGTTACGAAGTTACGTTGCCCGCTGATAGCGTTATACATTGGCGTAAAGATTACGGCGTAAACGATTATTTCGGCGGCGGTATGTTCGGCGGTAATGATAACGCGGGGCTTTTAACAATGTTACAGCGTTACGACCAATTAACGCAGAGTATAGCGAAAGCCCTTGAAATATCTTGCAACGTAAATGCCGCGTTAAAGGTATCAACATATTCGGAAACCGACGCGTTAAAGAAAAAGCGCGAAGAATTTGAAGCAGATATAAAAAATAATAAATCGGGCTTGCTTGTAATGGACTTGTCAAGCGAATTTATAAATATACCGCGCGACATAAAACTTGTTGACGCTGAAACGCTGAAATTCTTTTATGATACGATTTTACGCGCCAACGGTTGCAGTTTGCCAATACTTAACGGCAATTATACAAAGTCGGAAAAAGAAGCATATTACGAACACGCTTTGGAAGCAGATATAAAGAGTTTAGGACAAGCAATGTCACGCGTTATATTTAGCGATCGTGAAGCGGGTTACGGTAACGAAATTGTATTGTACCCCAACAGCATTACTTTTATGTCAATGGAAAACAAATTGACGGCGTTACAAGTCGGCTTGCCCGCGGGTATCTTTACAAAGAACGAAGCCCGCGAACTTTTAGGCTATGCGCCTATTGAGGGCGGCGACGTAATGCCGCGAGGATATAACGAAGTTGACGCAACAGGCGACGACGAAAGCGAGGTAATAAAAAATGAATAAAAAAAGAAATGATTATTTTTTGCAACGTGGTTTTACGGCACAGTTCCGCGCGGGCGGGGCTGACGACGAAAACGCGGGGCATATTGTCGAAGGTTTGGCGGCGGTATGTGAACAGGAAACACACATTGCCGACGTTTTCGGCGAATTTGTAGAGGTTATACGCAAGGGCGCATTTTCCGAAACAGATTTTGACGACGTACGACTTTTAGTCAATCACGACTTTAACGGCATAGCACTTGCGCGAAGCCGCCGTAATAACAAAAGCGACAAGCCGAATACAATGCAACTTTGGGTTGATGATAACGGCGACGTAAATATTAAAGCAGACCTTGACACGGAAAACAACGAGCAAGCCCGCGCCCTTTATTCGGCAATAAGCCGCGGCGATATGGACGGAATGAGTTTTTGTTTTTACGTTTCCGAAGAAAATCAGCGTTGGCACGACCGCGACGGCGTAAAGGTACGCGAAATTTTAAAGGTTGACAAGGTTATTGAAGTATCAGCCGTTAATTTCCCCGCATACGGGGGAACTAACATAGATAGTCGGTCATTGGATAGTGACCGCCGCGCGTTGGATAATGCGCGCGCCGTGTTGGATAACACAGCAAAAACAAAGCCCGATTACAGGGCAAACACTTTAATTATTATGTATAAAAAGGATGGTAAAACAAAATGAAAAAGAGATTAGAAAAACTTTTAAAGGCAAAACAGGAACAGCGCGACACGCTTAATAAGTCGTTGATTGAATGCGAAGACAGAGAGCAACGCGCCGCAATTGGTGAAACCCTTAAATCACTTCGCGACGAAATCACAGAAATCGAAAATATGATCGCAGAGGCTGACGAACCCGCAAACGACGGCAACGGCGACGGTGAAGGTGCAAGCGCAAACCCCGACGGTAACAACAGAGGTTTAAACCCCGTTGCAACTATGACAATGAGAACAGGCGCACCCGCCGCAAATGTTGACCGTTACGATACCGAGGAATACAGAACCGCATTTATGAACTTTGCTTGTCGCGGTGTAGCAATTCCCGCAGAGTTGCGCGCAACAACCGCAACAACCGACGTAAGCGCGGTTATTCCAACAACTATACTTCACGAAATCATTAAGGAAGTAAAGTCATTTGGTAACCTTTATGCCGCAGTTCGTAAACTTAACGTACAGGGCGGCGTGCAAATTCCTATTTTGTCACTTAAACCAACAGCAACTTGGGTTGGTGAGGGTGCAAGCGACGCACAAAAAGTCGAAGCGAAAACTTCTATTTCGTTTAGTTATTTCGGGCTTGAATGCAAGATTGCACAAACTTTGCTTGCAAGTGTAACAACCCTTGAAATGTTCCAAAATCTTTTTGTACCCCTTGCAACCGAAGCAATGGCAAAAGCCCTTGACATTGCAATTATGAACGGTACGGGCGAAAATCAGCCGTTAGGAATTACAGTTGATGCCCGCGTTCCTAAAGCAAATATAATTACTCTTACAGACGAAGAGTTTAAGTCTTGGTCGGCTTGGAAAAAGAAAGTATTCGGCAAAATGAAAAAGGCGTACCGCAACGGCGTTTTCTATATGGCACAGGGCACTTTTGACGGCTATATTGACGGTATGGTTGACAGCGTTGGTCAGCCTATTGGACGCGTTAATTACGGCATTGACGGCGCGGAAAATTACCGTTTCGGCGGCAAGGTAGTTGACACCGTGGAAGACGAGGTAATTAAGGCATACGACGACGCGGCAAGCGGTGAAGTTGTAGCCGTATTCCTTAAGCCCACAGATTACGGCGTAAATAGCAATATTGAAATGCACACCGTAAAGTGGGTTGACAACGACACCAACGAAGTTAAAAACAAGATTATTCTTGTTTGTGACGGCAAACTTATTGACCCTAACGGCGTACTTATTATTAAAAAGGGTGGCGCGTCCGCATAATGCGACGCGACGCAACTTATAACAAGCGAGGTTTTTAAAAATGGCACAACTAACAACCGCCGAAAGGCTTACAAAAGTTAAATACGCTTTATACGGCGACGCGACGGCGACATATAACGACGAACAACTTCAAATTTTTATTAATGAGGTTATCGACGAATTAATTGACGGCGGCGTTAAAGAAGAAGTTGCAAAAAGTGCGGCGGCTGTTGGTTGTATTGCTTGCGGCGTAAACGACATTTGGAATTATACAAGCGGCGGCGTAAAACATAGCGAATATTTTAACCGCCGTTTGGTGCAACTTTCATTAAAGAAAGGTGATACAAATGTTTAGACCGACGGAAGCGGGGCAAATGACAACCCCGTTGCAGTTGCAACAGCCCGTCACGGCTGTTTCGTATGGCGTTAATACAAATACTTACCAAAACACAAAAGGCGTTGTAATGGCTAATTTTAAGACGTTTGGCGGCACGGAAAAAAACGACAACGGAATTATAACCGTTGAAGAAACGGCGCAAGTTGTTTGTCGTTACCGCCCCGACATTAAGAGCGACACCCGTATTATTTTATTACGCGCGGGCTTTGACGAAAACGGCGAGCCAAACGCGGTATATGAAATATTAGGCGACCCCGAAAATATTGAAATGCGGAATATGTTTTTAAAAATCAAGTTACGACGCGTAAAGGGCGGGGCTTAATATGTCAATCAAGTTAAAACTTGAAGGCTTTGACGACTTACTTTCCGAAATTGGAAAAGCGGGCGGCACAATAGACCGCGCGGCGAAAAGTTGTATATCACAGTCGGCACAAATAATGCACAGCGAATTAAAAACGCAAATGCAAGCCGCAAACGTTGACGACGATTTAATTGACCGTATGCCGCCGCCCGAAGTCGAAAGCGAAGGCAACAGACATATTGCGCGGGTAGGTTATAAAAAAGGCACGTACGATCCAAACAACCCGTCGGACGGGTACAAAGTCGTATTTGCTAATTATGGCACGCCACGCCGAAGCAAGCACGGACAACAGCCCGCAAAACGCTTTATTGAAAAAGCGAAAAAAAAGGCAAACCCGAAAATAAAAAAAGCACAAAAAGAAACGTTAAATAAAATCTTGGAAAGGGTGAGAGGGTGAAACAAAAATTAATTGACGCGCTTAAAACGTGCGGCTTTGTAGAAGGCAAGACGCTATTTTTACACGGCACAATGAACCCCGCGAAAGCATACCCGAAAAGTTTTGTTACGTTTTGGACGGACGACGCACCCGACGGCGTACACTTTGACAACGCAACGGGTTCGTATGATTGGGTTTTTAGCGTTATTTTTTATAGTGCTGACGCGGCACTTACAAACACAAAACCAAACGAAATACGCGCCGCATTAAAGGCGGCGGGCTTTATCCCGCAAGGCAAAGGGCAAGACGCACCGAGCGACGAACCAACGCATACGGGTTGGGCAATGGACTTCGTTATTACTGAATATTTAATTTAAGAAAGAAGGCAAACAAAATGACAACAAAAAAATTTGGTTTACTTCGCGGACTTTCCGACATTTTTATTTGTGAAATTAAGGACAGCGAAGAAGCGTATGAACCCGTAGGCACGCCCGAAAAACTTATACCCGCGGGCGAACTTACAATTAGCAAGACTGTTGACAAGGCGCAAACCTATTTCGACAACAATTTGTTTGAGGAAGTAGGAAGGGAAGCACCTTCCGAATTGTCAATTGTCGGCGCGGCTGTTCGCGCGGCGTTCCTTGCTTGGGTTGAGGGCAAGACCGTTGACAAAACAACGGGCGCAGTTATTGATGACGGCGACTATCACAGCAAATTTTATGCAATTAGCGGCAAGCGCGATTACACCGACGGCACAAGCGAATATTTTTGGTTTAACAAGTGTTCTTTCGGCGGCGCAGAGGAAACAGGCAAAACCGCTGACGACACAACCGACAGCGCGGGAATGACTTTACCGTTTACCGCTTACAAGACCCAATTTGTATTTGGTAACGGAAAGGGTAGCAAGGTTGTAAAAATTGACACAACAACAACAAAACTTATTGCCGACGCGTCTTGGGTTGAACAGGTAGTAACACCCGATAACGTTTCGGAAATTTGCGAAAAAGTTACAACCGTTTAAAAAACACAGCAAGCGGGCGGCGGCTTTTACGTCGCCCGTATAGCGATACAGAAGGGAAAAATTTAAAATGGCAAAATACGAATTGAATACATACAACGAAAACGACGAAGTTATAAAAACATATCAGCGTAACAAATGCCCCGTTGATTTATTTTTAAAATTTCAAAAATATTCAGAGAAAGTAACGGGCGAAAAAGTTAAGGACGATACCGAATTTTTTGCGGGTTTAAAAGGTTTATTTTTAGAGTTTTTCCCCGCAATGACCGAAAAAGAATATACAAGCAATACAGACGTTGCCGAAGTAATTTTATTATTTAACGCAATAATCACAAAGGCAACACAATTTACAAGCGAAAAAAACGTGTAAAGGGGCAAGGGCAAAACGCCCCCGCCCCAAGAAAATTTACCGATCAAATAATTGATATAATTTTAATATTTTCGGAACGGTGGAAAATGACACCGTTTGAAATACTTGAAAAGGATATAGACCAATTTATTTTATTATGTAATTACCTTACAAATTTAGGCGGCGAACAACCGCCCGAAGGAAATAACGTAACACTTAATGAACGTGATGAAAGCGCCGCGTTTTGGGCGGCAATTTAAGGCGGTGAAGATATGGCAAACAATGAAACTTTGGGCGCGTCTTTTAGTATTGACGTTACCGAATTAAAAGCGGGACTTGCACAGGCAAACCGACTAATAAAAGAAAGCGAAAGCGAGTTTAAAGCCGCCGCCGCTGGTATGGATAAATGGACGGACAGCCAAGAAGGACTTGAAGCCCGTATAAAGCATTTAAACACGGCGACAGATTTACAGCGTAAAAAGGTTGACGCGTTGCAAGGTGAATACGACCGACTTATTGCCGACGGGTTAGACCCCGCAAGCCGTGAAGCGGTTGAATTGCGTACAAAAATAAACAAGGAAACCGAAGCGTTAAACAAAAACGAAGCCGAGTTAAAAAGGCAAACAAAAGCGCTTGAAGAATTAGGCGACGAAACCAAAGACGTAGCCGACAAGACCGACGACGCAAGTGACGGGTTTACCATTATGAAAGGCGCGGCGGCTGAACTTGTTGCAAATGGCATTACGCGCCTTGTTGACGGGTGCAAAACGGCAATAACAACGTTGTTGAGTTTATCCGAAGAAACGCGCGAAGTACGCGAAAATATGATTAAACTTAAAACGAGTTTTCAAACCGCGGAATTGTCAGCAAAAGACGCCGAAAAGACGTTTGCCGACCTTTACGCCATTATGGGTGACGAAGGCGCGGCAACCGAAGCGGCGCAACAGTTGGCGAAAATATCAAAAGACGAAAAAGACCTTGAAGCAAACACCCGCATTTTAACGGGCGTAATGGCTGAATATGGCGCGTCTATACCGTTAGAGGGGTTAGCCGAGGGAATAGCCGCAACCGCCGCAATGAAAAGCGTACAAGGCGTTTTGGCGGACGCATTAGAATGGCAAGGCGTAAACCTTGAAAAATTTAACGAAAAACTTGAAAAGTTATCGACCGACGAAGAACGAAGCGCGTATATCCAAAAGACTTTAACTAAACTTTACGGCAAAAGCGCGGACGCTTACAGAGAAAACAACGCAACGATTATTGAAGCGCGTAAAAACACGGTTAAATATAACAAAACAATGTCGGAATTGGGCGAAACAATGGAACCCGTCAACGCCGACATTATGGAAATGAAAACCGAACTTGCAAAGGAATTTGTACCCGTTGTGAAAAATCACGTTGCGCCCGCAATACAAAGTTTTGTAAAAAGTTTAAAGGATAGCGGGGCAATTAAAACCACGGGCAAGATCATTTCGTTTGTTGCTGACAATTTCGAAGAATTGGCAACCGCAACATTAGCCGCGGTAACGGTATGGAAGACTTTTTCCGCAGTTATGAAAGTTAGCACGGCAATTACAGCGGCTAAAACCGCGATTGCGGGGTTGTCGGCAAGTGTCGGCACGGCAACAAAAATGCAAGCGGGTTGGAATGCAGTTATGTCGGCTAATCCAATTGGCGCGGTTGTGACCGCTGTCGGCTTATTAACCGCGGGTATTGCCTTGTTTGTTAGCAAATCAAATAACGCAATAGACACCACGGTATTATTTAATGACCGACAGCGCGAAACGGTCAAAGCGGCAAAAGAAGCCGCCGAAGCATTCCGCGAAACAAAAGAAGCCGCCGACGAAATGGCGGGCGCGGGGATAGCGCAAATTGATTATACCCAACGTTTATGGGGCGAATTGAAAAACCTTGCGGACGAAAACGGAAAAGTCAAAGAGAGCGAAAAAGCCCGCGCAGATTTTATTATTGGCGAACTTAACGAAGCACTTGGCAAGGAATATTCAATGACGGGCGACGTCATAAACAACTACAAAGAAATAGCGGCGTCAATTGAAAAAGTCATTGAAAACAAACGTGCGCAAATATTGCTTGAAGCATACGAAGAAAGTTATGCGGAAGCGGTCAAAAAGGTAGCCGAAGCAGAAACCGCACGCGCGGCAATTGCTCAAAAATTAGGTGAGCAAGAAGTTGCCGCCGCTAAAGCGAGAACGGAAGCCGAAGACTATTACAACGAACGTATTGAAGCGGGGTGGACACATAGTAGTCTTCTGCAAGATCAAAAATACCAAAAGTTGACGGAAAATTGGCGTAAAGAAGCCGAATTGCTTGAAGCCCTTACGGGTGAGTATAAAGACGCGGACGCAAACGTCAAAACATATTACGAAAATATTGACAGTTACGAAACCGCAAGCGCACTTGTGACAGAAGGCAAGACCAATGAAGCAATTCAATATTTAAATAATTATAGTAGTGGTTTCAAAACGGCAACAAGTGTCGCCAAAAAAAGCAAAAAAGAACAAATGCAGATTTTGCGCGATCAAGTTGTTGAAACCGAAATTCAATTAGGTATTTTGGAAGCGGAATATAAAGACAAACAAAAAAATATGACCGCCGAAGAAAAGAAGCAAGCAAAAGCCCGAATTGCCAACGCTAAAAAGCAAGCGACAGACGCCAAAAATGAATACTATAAAGTTGGCGGCAATATGGTTGAAGGTATGGCAAAGGGTGCGAAAGAAAATGAGTGGACATTAACGGGGTCGTTAAAGAAAGCCGTTTCAAACGGTTTAAAAGCCGCAAAAGACGCGCTTGGTATTAAATCACCGTCAAGGGTATTCCGTAATGAAGTCGGCAAGCAAATACCCGCGGGCGCGGCTTTAGGCGTAAAAGACGGCACACCAAAAATTGTAAAGGCAATTAAAAACCAAATTGCCGCAATTCGTAACGCTTACGACCTTTCGGAAGTTACGGACGCGGTTGGTGTAAATGTAAACAGAAACAACCCCGCAACAGCGCAACAGCAAAGCGGCGGCGTTACGGTTTACCAAACCAATAATTATAAACAGGCATACGAAAGCCCGATTGAAAAATACAAGTCAAAACAACAACTTTACGCGGTGGCGCGACAAATGAAAGCGGGGGCGTTTTAAATGTTAAAATTAAATTTTATTTCAGCAAGGGGCGACGTTTTGCCCCTTGTAAATAACCCGCTTTTCCATTTGACGCACATTGACGGACACACAACGGCAAGCACAAAAATTGCAAGTGCGGTTGTTGGCGGTATAGACGGCGACACCGTAAACAATATACAGGCAAACCCGCGCACAATTATTATTGATTTGCAACCCCGAAGCGGCGTTGACGTAGAGCAAGCAAAGCGGGCTATTTTAAACGTTGTTAAATTGAAACAGCAAGGCGGATTAATATGGACGCAAAACGAAAGAACGGTATCAATTACGGGTATTGTTGAAAGCGTTAATATGCCGCGTTGGACTAATGCAACAGTAATGCAAATAACTTTACATTGCGAACAACCATTTTGGGAAGATATTGACGACGTGATAAAGCAAATAAACGAAGCAATTAATTTGCATTATTTCACCAACCGTCCCGCCGAAATGCTTTATTTCCCCGAAGACGGCTTGCCGTTGGGCGAGTATGACACAATACGCACAAAGTCTTTTCATAATTACGGTGACGTTGCCGTTGGGCTTGAAATACGAATACTTGCACACGATACCGTTACAAACCCGATTATTTACGACAAAAGCGGAAATTATTTCGGCATTGGTTATGAGTACGAAAGCGACAGCGGCGGCGCGGGTATTGGTACGGCGTGGGTTAGTCACCCGTTAATTATGAAAGCGGGCGACGAAGTTATTGTAACAACGCACAAAGGGCGCAAAACTGTTAAATATAACGGCGTTAATATCTTTGACAAGATAAAGCCCAATTCGACTTGGTTACAACTTGAAACGGGCGACAACGTATTTACAATTAACAGCGACGACGACAATATTTCGAATATGTCATTTTCTTTAATTTATAAACAGAGGTACATATAAAATGATTGAGTATATCGAAGTACGCGGCAATGATACAAATATTATTGGCATTGTAGATACGGCAAGTTCTGTTATATGGCATTCGGTTTATTTCGGCGTGGGTGATTTTGAGATACAAGCAAAGGCAACGCCCGAAATATTAGCATTGTTACAAGCGGGGCGTTATGTCACCCGCCCCGACAACGACGAAGTGGGCGTTATCGAAAAAATATATATACCCGAAAATACAGACGAGGGCGCAACAATCACAGCAAGCGGGCGTTTTGTAAAATCGTTGCTTGAAAGGCGCGTTATATATAATCTTTCGGGTAACAGCAACACAGCAACCATTTTGCGCGGAAACGTAGAAAACGCGATCCGTACGGTGATAAGTAACAACGCTATTGCTTGCCCGTTTGACGGCAAACGTAACATTGCTTTACTTGGGCTTGGTGATGTTGCAAACATAGATTTAAATATTATTGACAGCAACGGCAATGCTTCCGAAAAGCAAGTAACGTATGAAAATTTGCTGACATACACCGACGCCGTATTGGAAGAATACAATTTGTCGTCAAAATGTATATTGAAAAATGGCAAGTTTTTATATGTCATTTATAGCGGTACAGATTTAAGCGTTGAAAATGAAAATGCAATTCCCGTTATTTTTAGTGAAGAATTTGACAATTTAACGTCAAGCGAATACACCTATGACGAAACACCATTAAAAAATGTTGCGTTGGTAGGCGGCGAAGGCGAAGGCAACAAGCGGTTTTATTCGGTATTACAGGAAACCGAAAGCGATTTGCAACGCCGCGAAATATTTATTGACGCAAATTCAATTAAAAAAACGGTGAAAGAAATTGAATTAAACGAAATGTTTCCCGACGGCATTTTTGCCGATACAAATTTTTATGTCGGCGGCAAAAAATATGCGGCACTTGTGGTTGATAACGACAACGAATATTCTTACGACGATTTGACAAAGAAATTTCCAAACGGTTACGCCAACGGCACGAAATTTGTTGTTGAAGGCGTAACGTATGCCAACAAAGTTTATGGCGATGACGAAAAATATAAACTAACCCCGATCGGTTACAGAAAGACGCTTATTTTGGAAGAAAAAGAAGGCGAATATATGTTGACTGACGCGGTTTATGATACATTACTCAAAACAAAGGGCAAACAAGATATTGCGCCGCTTGTAGTGACAGAAACATTCAACGGGGTTATTGACGCGACAAACGGCAATTATGTATATGGGCGTAATTTTTCGCTTGGTGATATTGTCACCGTGCAAAATAACCGTATCGGCAAATATGTAAACGTGCAAATACGCGAAGCCCTTGAATACCAAGACGGAAACGGTTATTCCGTTGAAGTGAAATATCAATAAGTGAGGTTAAAAAAATGCAAAGAAGCGGTTTTTTTAATGCGTTATACACAAACGGCGAATACGATCGTAAATATAACGCAAACGACTATTGCGACAATTTGGCGGTTGTTATATCCAACGGCGTATTACGCGGCGTTGCTGATGATTTAAGAGTAACAGCGGCGGGAATGGTTGTAACCGTCGGCGTTGGGCGCGCGTGGATAAACGGGCATTATTACTTAAACGACACCCCGCACGTGTTCGCGGCTATTACAGCCCCAACAGGCGGCGCGCGATATGATCGCGTATTTTTACGACTTAATAATAATTTGGCGGTTCGTAGTGTATCGCTTGTATATCAGCAAGGCACAGCGAGCAACAGCCCGCAAAAGCCCGAACCCGTGCGCGACGGCAATATATACGATATTGTACTTGCTGACATTTACGTTGGCACAAACGCAACAAGCGTTACCGTTACCGACCAACGCGGCAATGCTGATTTGTGCGGTTGGGTTTACTCAACAAGCGGCGACAATTCATTTTTTACAAGCCTTGACAATGCTTTTAACGCTTGGTTCGACGAAAAGAAGGATAAATTAGCAAGCGTAACACTTTTAAAGCGTTATAATTGGCGTACCGTCCTTACAACCGCAAGTAATACCGTAATATTTAATATACCGCAATACAACGCGGAAACGTGCTTTATTGAAGTATATGTAAACGGCTTAATTGTAACGGAAAATACCGACTATACAATTTCAAATGCCGTCTTGACATTTAGCGGCACACTTGTTGCGGGAACGGAAGTTGAAATTAAATGCTATAAATCTATTGACGGAACGGGCATTATGTCGGTTGCCGACGAAATTACCGAGTTGCAAAACGCGGTTGCGGCACTTTATACAACGGGCGAATATGAATATATTTGCAACGGCTATGACGACAACGTAAAACTTTCGGAAATTGCGCAAGCGTGGTTAAACGGCGGCACAGAAAGCAAGACAACAAAAATAAAAGTTTACGGCACTTTTGGCGCGAACGCCCCGTATGCGGGAACAGGCACAGACGCGGCGGGTTATCAATGGCTTTCGCTTGGTTTAAGAGAAAGCACAGCAAGAAAAATTGTTTTTGACTTTTCGGGCGTTGAAAGAATGGTTATTAATTGCCGCGAAAACGCAAAAAATATTATTTTTTACGGCGCAGACGTGCATATTATAGGCGCGAACGTGCAAGCGGTAGGAAACGGCGCGAATACTAATGTTATAATGTTTAGCGGTCGCGCGGGTGATATTAAAGCCGAAGATTGCAAATTGTTAATTTCAACAACAGGATCGGCGACAATTGCAGAAAGCGGCACGTTTACAAATTGTATTACTTGGAACGCTTCGACAGGCAACGCGGCAATGAATTTCGCCCCCGTTTCAAATTCCCGCCCCCTTGTTATTTTCGGCGGTAGTCATTACGCATATTGCGGAAATGCAACAGACTATCACGCAAGCGTATTTTATACAGCCGCGGGCGCAACCAATGCCGTTTTAATGGCGTTCGGGGTAAACCTTCCGACAGTTTCAAGCGGCGCACTTTATCAAACAAACGGCGCACGCATTAACGCGGGAAAAGTTTTTATTTCGGGTATAACAACAACCCTTGCACTTACCAAAAACGCAAATTGCGAAGTTGTGGGGCATATTGAAATAAATAAAGCATAAAATAAAAAAGCAACCTTTCGGGGTTGCTTTTCTTGCTTGTATTGGAATTTACAGTAATATAAGGCGTTGCGGGTACATAATAGTAATATACAAGAAATATACACGGGCAATTAAAAACGCCGTTAAATCAACGTTTTCGGGACTTTCAACTTACTATATTACTATTATTTTAAAGAAAGCCCACCCGAATACAAACGCCGTTAAAACAAGCGTTGTCACGGGCTTCGGGCTTTTTATTGTCCGCCGAAAACAGTTTGAAAACCTATAAAAAAACGCGTGTAATATACAAGTAATATACAAGTTTAATAATGAAACTTTTTTATTACGTGCAATAATTCGGTTGTTTCTTTGTGGGTATAATGTAAAGTAATGTCGCCGTTAGCGTGTCCGACAATGCGTTTTAATATTGTTTGATTTATGCCGCAACGGTCGGCTTGCGAAATAAATGTATGCCGCGTTTCGTGTAACGTATGCGACGCATTTATTTTTTCCATAAGCGGAACAAAAAAATTTTTTCTAAAGTCGGAATAATACCAACGCCCGCCGAATTTTGCGCCAAATAGATATTTTTTGTTTTCCGCAAGTTGTTTTTTAATAAGCGGTATAATATCGGGGTGAAGCGGAATAATACGATTTTTACCCGCTTCGGTTTTTATGCCGCCGATCATATAACCCCCGTCAACGTTTACGTTTTCCGTTTTCATTTCAAGCAATTCGGAAATACGCATACCCGTATATAAAAGGACTAAAACCGCCCGCGCTGTTATGTCGTCTTTGTGTTCCCAAATCGCCGCGACTTCTTGCAAGGTAAACGGCGTTTTTTGTTGCTTTTCGTGTTGCGTCGGTGCGTCTATAAATTGGGAATAATCTTTTTCAACTATATCGTTTTTAATCGCGTACCCGTATAAATGCTTAAAAAGTATTTTTAAAAGCCCCACGCGGGCAAGATGAGCGTTTTCGTCAATAATTGATTGCAAATGCGACGTTTTTATTTCCCGAAACGGAATGTTATATAATTTGGTGCATTTGTTATAGACGCTTTTATAATTTACCGCCGAATTTGGTTTTAGCGTCGGAAATTTCTGTTTTGACCACGCATTAAACACGTCGGCAAATGTAACGGAAACGTTGTCGAAGTCGTACGGGCTTTGGTTGTACTCAACAAGAGCCGCAAACGCTTCCGTTCGCTTTTCGTGATAACTTAAATATTTATATACTTGTTTCTTTTCGTCGTTCCAACCGACAGTTAAACGAGCCGCCCACGGTCGGCGGCGTTTCTTTCCTAAAAATACAACAGAGCCGTAACCGTTAGGCAACTTCATAAACCAATATATTCCTTTAACTTTTCGCCGTAAATAACATACGTATATTTTGAACTTGTTTTAATTGCCGTACCGAACGGAAATTCCCCACGTTGTAACCCCAAACGGACAGTTTGCGGCGAACAGCCCAAACGCGCCGCAACTTCATTTACTGTATATTTAGACATAAAAAATTCCCCCTATACTTTAAATAATAAGCGAATAAAATTCATTTTTTCGCCTTATTTTTCTAAATCTAAATAAAGCCGCATAAATTCGCGGTATAATTCTTCTTTCGTTTCCTTGCTTATACTTGTATCATTAAAAATCACTTTTGCACGGCTGATTAAATCAAATAATTCGTCTTTTTGAGATTGCGCGCCGAAATAATCAAGCGGCACGCCGTAAAATTCCGCAAAGCCTTGTAATAGTTTAATATCGGGTTTACGCTTGTTTATTTCAAAATTAGATATTGCCCCGCGGGTCAAACCGAAGCGTTCCGCGACTTGATCTTGCGTCAATTTGCGCCCTTTTCGCAACGTTTTTAATTTGTCGCCTATTTCCGCCATATATAACGCCCCTTTCTTATAAATTCCAATACGTATTTACAATATCACAAGACAACAAACAGGGCAACACAACGACGCACAGCAACGGAAATGTTCACAATTTTTTTGAAAAATTAACGTTTTTTGAAAAATTATTTTTGTATAATGAAAGAGGAACGAGCGTTCGCAAATGGACGCAAAAAGTATTACGGGGGTTTCGCAATGAACGAAAAAAAATTATTAAAAGCAATTGAAATTTTAGCGGGGCGCGTGTTAGAACTTGAAAACGATTTTACCGTATCACAATACCGAATTGAAAAATTGCGCGAAATTGTAGAAAAAGCAGAAAGGGAAGCGGAAAAATAAACGCTTCAAACTGTATTTTTTTATACATAACGCAACGAAACGTTGACTTTTTGTATAAACCGCGTATAATTCAACTTGTCAAAGTGACACACAAAGCCCCGCAAGGGGGTTTTGTTATATAGGGGGAAAATATACAATGACAGTTTTTCGCGTGCATAAAAACGAGAATTACACGGTTTTATCAAATTATCACTTTAAAGAAAAAGAAATGAGTTTAAAAGCAAAAGGGCTATTGTCGTTAATGTTATCATTGCCCGACGCTTGGGACTATTCCGCCGCGGGGCTTGTTAAGTTAAGCAAGGACGGAAAAGACAGCGTAAACGCCGCATTAAAAGAACTTGAAACATTTGGTTATTTAAAACGTACGCAAGCCGTAAACACCAACGGCACATTTAGCGGGTACAATTACGAAATTTATGAAAGCCCAAACGCGGACATTAAAACGGAAAAACCGAAAACGAAAAAACCGTTAGCGGAAAAACCGTCAACGGAAAACCCGCAACAATTAAGTATAAAAGAATTAAATAAAAAAATATCAAATACTAAAATATTAAAAAAAGAAGAAGAAAGAAAGACAGACAAAGAGCGCACAACGTACGACGCTATTATTAACGGTAAAATATTTGATGATAAAGTTAAAAAAGCATTATATGAATTTATTAAAATGCGTGCAATGATTAAAAAACCTTTAACAAACTATGCGCTTGAAATGACAATTGATAAATTATTAAAAATGTCACTTGATCCAATTACACAAATTGAAATTTTAGAAAATGCCGTATTTAATAATTGGCACGATATAAAGAAACCGACACAGGCAAAAAAGCCAAACAACGTAACACCGTTATTTAATAACGATATTGACGAAGACGACAAGTTAATAAATTTTAGGGGCAACGTTTCAATGACCGAAAATCAAATGGGGCATTTGCTGAAAATAATGGAAACAAAAGTATTTGATATTTATTGCGATAAATTAAACGACTTTATCAAAGAAAACGGCAATGTTATTAAATCACATTACGCAACTATTTTAAAATGGTACAAGGAAGACACAGCACTTGCACGTTAAAAAGGGGGTATATTATGAGAGAGGAACGCGAAGCGGGGTTAAGCCCACGCCAAACAAGAAAAAAACGCATTGCAGACAATTTGTTTTGTCTGTAACGCGTCAATATGTAACAACGCATAAAAAATGCGTCAATTTAGTTAAAAACGGTTAATTTAACGTGATAGGTTAAGTTTTAAGCGCATTAATTCGTCAAACAATTCGTTTTTGCGTTCGTCGCTGATATTTTCATTTTGAAACACGTCTTTTGCCCTTGCTAACAAGTCAAGTATTTCGTCAGCGGGTGAAATGCCGAAATAATCAAGACCGACACCAAAGCAAGCCGCGAGTTTTTGCAACGTCTTTAAATCGGGGGTGCGGCGATCTATTTCATAATTGGAAAGCGTCGCCCGTGTTATACCGACTTTTTCCGAAACGGCTTGTTGGGTCATTTTTTGGCTTTTTCTTAATTCTTTTAACTGTTTACCGATAGTATTCATAATATTACACGTCCTTTTTTGACTATATGCAATATATATTACCATTGTTTCGCGACGGTATGCAACGGAAATGCGACAATTTGCATAATATATGTGTAAAGTTCTTGTTTAATTCGCTGAAATGTTGTCAAAATGTAAAAAATATGTTGCAAAGTGACACAAGATATGTTATATTATAATCACAGCAAGGGGCAACACCCCAAACGAAAGGAAAATGAAAAATGAAATTTTATTACAACGGTCAATTAGTGAGAACAAGCAAAACACGTCATTACAAATATGCGATTGGTTCGGAAGAACACGGGTTTAAAACTTGTTCCGAAACATTAGATAACGCGAAAAAGCAGTTAGACGCAAAAAAACGTTATTACTTGCAAGTAGCAAAAAGCAACCTTGAATTTGCTAAAAAGCCCGAAAACCTTAAATGGTTGAAAGAGGAATACGGCGAAGATTACGACCCCGAAGTAACATATAAAAACGAACTTGCACACGCAAACGCGTGCAAAATCGTAGAACTTGAAGAAAGATAAACGCAGAGCGACACCCGCAAGGGTGGTAATGCGGCGGCACGGTCGCAAGCCCGTGCAAATTAAATAAAAGATAACTTTGTTAAGGGCTTTATGTAACAGGGTTATTTGCCGTTAAAGAAAGGAAGTATTTTTATGAAACAAGTTATAACAAAAGACAGCAAAGTTGTTTGCACAACAACAACACCATACCCGCCCGCCGTTGTGCGTGAAATGAAAAAAGCGGGTTATAAGGTAACGGAAGAAAGGAAATAAAGTTATGGAATGGGTTTACAATGACGGCGGCAGAGCCGCGGCGGGGTATAAAGGCACGGCGGGCGATTGCGTATGCAGAGCGATTGCGATTGCGACCGAAAGACCGTATCAAGAAGTATACGACTTAATAAACGAGTACGCGAAAAGTGAACGCACAGGCAAGCGCAAAATCAGCAAGTCAAGCGCGCGAAATGGCGTATATAAACAAACAATACGAAAGGTTATGGCGCATTACGGGTTTAAGTGGATACCGACAATGCAGATCGGACAGGGTTGTAAAGTGCATTTAACAGCAGACGAATTACCACGGGGGCGGTTGGTTGTGAGCATAAGCGGTCACGAAGTCGCCGTTATAGACGGGGTAATAAACGACACGTACAACAGTAGTATTAAACAGTATTACGACGACGACAAGAATTTGATTACAAACGATCGCCGTTGCGTATACGGGTATTACGTAAAAGCATAATCGAAACGGCTTTACGCCGTCCGCAAGGGGTTGCCGCCTTGCGCTGATGAGATAGGCGAAAATTTTTAAAATAAACGCGTCAATATGTGACGATAGAAAGGGGGGTTAAACAATGCGTAACGGGCTTTATATGTTCCGACATAGTAAAAGGCTATCGCAAAGCGAAATTGCTGAAAAAGTCGGTTGTAGCCGTCAAACGTATTCGTCAATTGAAACAGGCGTACGCAACGGGACAATGACATTTTGGCGCAAATTACAAACGGTGTTCGATATTCCCGACGCTGAAATTGGGGGGTTAATGAGAGTTGACGAGAAATAGCCGAAAAATGACCGTTAAATTGATTGAAACGGGCGACCTATTAAACACCCGCGTTATTGCGGAAATCGTAGCAAATAAAATAAAAAGGGGCGAAAACGTATGATAAATTTTATTAACGCGATCGAAGAAAAATTACAGGCGCAAAAGGACGAGATTTTTTTCAAGCAATTACAAATTGACAGTTTAAAGGAGCAACTTGCCGCGGCAGAACAGGAAATCGAAACTTTAAAGGGAGCGGCAAAAAATGACTAATATTGTAATTTTGGTAGGACGGTTGACCGCCGCGCCCGAACTTAAAACAACAAAAAGCGGGCAAAGCGTAACAGCGTTTACAATAGCGGTTGACCGTCGGTTTCAGCCGAAGGACGGGGAAAAGATAACCGACTTTATAAATTGCGTCGCTTGGCGTAATACAGCGGAATTTATAAGCAAGTATTTTGCTAAAGGTGATCCGATAGCAATTACAGGCGAAATACAGCCGCGTAAATATCAAGACAAGAACGGAAACAACCGCGTCGCGGTAGAAGTGGTAATTAACGACGCGCGGTTTGTACCGTCAAAGAACAGCGGAAACGCCGCAAACGAAGAACCGCCCGCAAATTATAATTTTGTTGATATGGGCGCGTATAACGAAGCGGACTTACCATTTTAAAGGGGGCTTAATCAATGGAAAACGTATTAAATAAACTTTGGAACGATATACCCGTTGGCAAGGCAAACGCCGTTACATACGAAAATTTATGCGCATTATGGCAATGCGACGAGCGAACCGCCCGCGCAAGGCTTCACACGTTAAGCATTTACGACAACGGCGACAATTACATATTGATACGGTCAAGCAAGGGCAAGGGCTTTTACAAGACCGACGAAGAAGCAGAAATAAAAGCATATAAACGCGAATGTTTAAATAAAGGGCGTAGCATTTTTGCGCCCGTCAAAAAGATTAACCGAGTTTTAAATGCAAATGTGGAACAATACAGTTTAACAAATAACTTGCGCGTTATCCGTGAAGGCAAGGGGCTAAAACAAAGTAAAGTTTGCGACGCTATGAAACAATACGACAAAGCGTTTGACAAGTCGTTACTTTCAAAAATGGAAAACGGCGTATGTTTGCCGAATTATTACCAACTTTCAAAATTAGCGCAAATTTACGGTTGCGCGCCTTTTGAACTTATCGACAGTAATTTATATTACTAAACTATTAAAATGTAAATACGGGCGGTTGCAACCGCTAAACGAAAGGGAAAAACCATTATGAAAAAGTTTTTTAAAAGATACGGGGCGACCGTCTTATTTTACGGCGGTATAATTGCGATATTTGCGACGGGCTTTATTATCGGCGTGTATGGTAAAAGCGCGCCCAACGCGGAAACGGCTGATTTTCACGCCGACAGATTGACAAGCGCAACGGCAAGCATTACCGAAGCCCAACCGCAAAAATGCGTTGAACACACGGAAACGCACGCAGAACACACGGAAACGCACGCGCCCGAACATACCGAAATAACAGTTACCGCAACGGCGTATTGCCCTTGTGAAAAATGTTGCGGCAAGTCGGACGGCGTAACAGCGACAGGAACAAAAGCGACAGCGGGGCGAACAATAGCGGTTGACCCGTCCGTTATACCATACGGCACAGAAGTTATAATTAACGGCCATACATACATTGCCGAAGATTGCGGGGGAGCGGTTAAAGGCAATAGCATTGACATATTTTTTAATACTCACGAAGAAGCGCGGCAATTTGGACGGCAAACAATTATTGCGTCGGTTGCAAGGTAATTGTTTACAGATTATTAACAAATTTCAGTATTTTAATGTTTATAATATTTTTTGTTAGGTGGTGTAAATATGTCAAAATATTATGCAGAAAAAATAATCGCCGTAAAATGCCCCGTATGCGGCAAATTGTTTAAAAAATTTAGAACAAGCGGAAAAAGATATTGTTCTTCAAAATGTAGAGAGCAAAGCAACGAATACAACCGCGTTTTAAATTCTGTTTGGCACGATCGCGCAAATGAATTAAGGCGAAAAACAAACGCTTTGCCAAAAGAAGTACAAACAGAAGGTTATAAATACATACGGGCGGCGGTTTTGCAACAAGCCGTTTACGATTATAAAACCGCACTTATACGGGCGCACGGCGGGGCGGCATTTTCCCTTGAACGGTGGTTTCTTTCCGAATGGGGGCAAGCCATTTCGGACAACAACGGCGAAAAGATAATTCAAAGGGTACGTAAAGAAGTTTACGAAGGGGAGCGGAAACAATGAAAGAAAAAGACAAAAACACAACGCAAATAATAAGCAAGGGCAAAAAGGTTTATTGCGTCACGTCCGCGCCATACCCGCCCGAAACTTTACGGGAAATTAAAAAAGCGGGCTTTAAAGTAAAGGTGATTGAAAATGACAATACACATATTTGACACCGATATAGCGGTTAAATACGGCGTTAATGCCGCGGTATTGCTTCAAAATTTGGGCTATTGGATAAAGCAAAACGAAGCAAACGGAACAAATTATTTTGACGGCTTTTATTGGACGTATAACAGCCGCCGCGCGTACCGTGAATTATTCCCGTATATGAGTGAAAGACAGATTAACACGGCGTTTCAAAAATTGATTGACGACGGGCTTGTTATTACGGGCAATTATAATAAAATCGCGTATGACCGCACTTTGTGGTATGCACTAACCCAAAAAGGAAAAAGCATTTTACATTTTGACGTAATGGGTAGCGTCGAAATGTCAAATAGAAGCGGTCAAATTGAAACACCTATACCAAATATAAACACAGATGTTTTTACAGATAAAAAACCATATAAAACAATTATTGAGTATTTGAACGAAAAAGCAAAAACGGCTTATAAGTCAAAAACAAAAGCAACGCAACAGCATATTAACGCACGACTTGCCGAAGGCTTTACCGTTGATGACTTTAAAAATGTGATTGATAAAAAATGCGCCGAGTGGATCGGAACGGAATGGGAAAAGTTTTTACGTCCGTCAACGCTTTTCGGAACAAAATTTGAACAGTATTTAAACGCCCCGATAACAGCCCGTAAAGCATACGGCGCAAACGGGGTTGAAATTAACGCAACCGCGCCCGACGATTTGGCGGGGATATTGTAAAGGAAGGAAAATGCAATTAGATATTTTTGGTAACGAAATACCCGCAAGCGAACTTGAAAAACAATTTCAAGAACAGCAACGAAAAAAACGAAAACGTTATAAATCTATGCAAGAATTATTTGGCTTTACACGCGGTAAAACTTGCAAGACTTGTAAGCATTGTTTGAAAATAGATTACCATTGCAAAACTTATTACAAATGCGAATTATGGATAATTAGCAATAGCGAAGCAACGGACATAAGACTTAAAAATAATGCTTGCGGAAAATATGAAAGTGAGATTTAAAAAATGAATATATTTAATAAAAACAAAGAAAAACGACTTGCAGTAGCAAAACCCGAAATCGTTGTTACCGTACCCGATATTAAGGAATATTTAGTAAAGGAATACGAAAACGTTAATAATCTAAATTTGAAAATTGAAGGGTTGGAACAAAAGATAGAACAAGCCCGCGAAATCGAATTTAAATATAATGCAACGTTGGTTACTCTTGACGAATATTCAAAAAGGCTTAAACAAGCAGAAATAACGATTGAAAGAGAAAAAGAAAAAACCGCAAAAGCAAGGCAAGAAACACGGGCGGCGCAAGACGAAGTAAATACATATAAAATTTTACTTAACAATGCCGCGCTAACAAAAGAAGAAATTGCAGACGAAATAAAAGACGAACTAAAAGCACAAATTTGTTTAAATATCAATAATCATAAAGGCAATATAAGTAAAAAAATCGCTTGTGAAATTATCGAAAATACGGTTATTTAAAAAAAGGGGTGATACCGAATGATAAATATAATTGCTATAATCTTAATTTTTTTGTTAGGTTTTTGTTTTGGCGTTTTGTACGAAATAAAAAATACATTTAAATTGCTTAAAGTAATGGAAAAGCAAAACGACGAATGGGCGTTATTATGCACAAAGCAAAACGACGAATGGGTGGGATATTGCAAAAGCCTTATTGATGAAATAAACAACTTGAAAGGAAGCGGCAAGAATGAATTTTGAAAGCGTGATAAATAGCATTGAAGAAAAAGCCGCTGACAGCGTGAGAGCGGAACAGGGCGACTATATAATTGACGGGCTGTTATATTGCGGCAAGTGTAATACACCGAAGCAAACCCGCGTTGAGATTTTCGGCAAAGTATGTACGCCGTATTGTTTGTGTAAATGTGAGGTTGAAAGGCGCAAAAAAGAAGACGAAGAACGGGAGCGGATCGCGTTTGAAAAACGTATAAAAGAAATGCGCCGCGTTGGTTTTCCCGACGACGAAATGCAAAATTGGACGTTTGACAAGGACGACCACGCAAACGAGCATATAACAAGCGTTGCGAAAAAGTACGTTGAAAACTTTGACACAATGCGCGCCGACGGCAAAGGGCTTTTGCTATATGGCACAGTTGGAACGGGCAAAACGTTTATTGCGGCTTGTATTGCAAACGCGTTAATTGATAAAGGTTTTCCGTGCTTGGTAACAAACTTTGCAAGGCTTATAAACACAATTTCGGGAATGTATGACGGCAAGCAAGATTATATTGACGGGCTTAACCGCTTCGCATTGCTTGTTATTGACGATTTAGCAACCGAAGCAGATACCGAATACCGCAACGAAATTGTATTTAACGTTATTGATAGCCGTTACCGTGCGGGGTTGCCGCTGATTATAACAACCAACTTGACGGGCGAGGAATTAAAGAATACCGCCGATATACGCAAACAACGTATATACAGCCGTATATTTGAACGGTGTATACCGCTTGAAGTAAAAGGCGTTGACCGTCGCCGCGACAAGTTAAGAAACGACGTAAAAGCGTATGCCGATTTATTAGGACTATAAAAAAGGACGTGAAACAAATGGAATTAAAGATTGAATATTTGCCGTTGGAAGCATTAACACCGTATGAGCGTAACGCAAGGAAGCACGAAGCGGCAGACGTGCAAACAATTAAAAACAGTATAAAGGAATTTGGAATGAGTGACCCAATAGGCATTTGGGGCGACAAAAATATTATTGTTGAGGGTCACGGGCGATTACTTGCGTTAAAGGAATTAGGACACACGCAAGCCCCTTGCATACGCCTTGACCATTTAACCGACGAGCAACGCCGCGCGTATGCGTTAGCGCATAATAAAACGGCTGAATTGTCGGCGTGGGACTTTGACAAAGTAGAAGCGGAAATTGCCGCGCTTGAAATGGATATGACCGCATTTGGCTTTGAAAACAAAGACGATAAAAGCGGCGCAACGGAACGCGACGACCTTTCCGACAAGGTAGCCGAGGTATACGAAGTTATTGTTGAATGCGCTGACGAGTACGAGCAAGAACAAGTATTTAATAAATTACAGGAAGAAGGGTTACAATGCCGAGTTTTGACATTATAAAAGAGGTTAAGCCGCAACAGACTTTCCGCGTTTCAAATATCGTTAGCAATTTTGATTTGGATATAGAGCATATACACGAACATTTTAACGGTAATATTGATATTGACGGCGTAGAATGGAACGTCGGTTTAATTGTCGGCGGGAGCGGTACGGGAAAAAGTACGATTGCCCGCGAGTGCTTCCCCGACGCATACGCGACGAGTATATACAAATACAGCGCGGCGGCAGTTGTTGACGATATGCCGAAAGGCAAGTCAATTAAAGAGATTGAAAAAGCCTTTACAAGTGTTGGCTTTGCAAGCCCGCCGTCGTGGTTAAAGCCGTATGAGGTATTAAGCAACGGCGAGAAAATGCGCGTTGATTTGGCGCGCAATATTCTTGACGATAAAGACGTTATAATATTTGACGAGTTTACAAGCGTTGTTAATAGAGAGGTTGCGAAAACGTCAAGTTTTGCAATATCAAAAGCGGTACGAAAACAAGGTAAAAAATTTATTGCCGTTTCTTGTCACCGTGACGTTATAGAATGGCTTGAACCCGATTGGATATATGACACGGACGAAAAGCGTTTTTTTATTGCAAGGGAGAGTTCAACCGCCCGCGGATCGAAATTGAAATATACAGGGTTGACAACGCAATTAAAAAGCAAGTTTGGGAAATGTTTCGGAAGTATCACTATTTAAACACCGATTTACACAACGCCGCCCAACAGTTTGTTGGCGTGGTAAACGGTGAAATTGTATGTCATACGGGCATAATATATTTTCCAATGAAAAAAGGTAAAAAGCGCGTACATAGGCTTGTTGTATTGCCCGATTATCAAGGCGTTGGCATTGGTACGGCGTTTATAAATGCGGTCGGCGAAATTGTAGCGCAAGACGGCTTTGAACTTAACTTAACAACAACAACGCCCGCGCTTGTCGGTGCTTTGCGTCGGTCGCCGCGTTGGGTGCTTGCGAGGTACGGCAGAGAGAAAGACGGCGCGAAAGGGTATCAACGTTACGGGTTACATACTAAACATTTATGCAACGCCGCAAGTACAAGGCGCGTAACATATTCGTTTTGGTATAAGCCTAAAAGGGGGAAGGATAAATGAAAGTAAAAGCAGTAATACGCGTGAAGCCTTGCCCGTTTTGCGGCGGGGAAATCAACGTGACGCACGGGTTTATTGGCGCGTCGTTTTGGTTTTTTAAGTGTAAAAAATGCGGGGCGACAATATCGTTTAATAATGACGAGTGCAACGCCGAACCAAACAAAGCAAAAGAATATTTTGAAAGGCGGGCGCACAATGATTAAATTTACAATACCGTTGCCGCCTATAAGTAAAAAGAATAGTCAACGCATAATGTTAAAGCACGGGAGCGGAAAACCTTTTATAATGCCGTCGGAACAATACAAGCAATACGAACGCGACGCAATGTGGTTTATTCCAAAAGGGCGGCGCATTGATTACCCCGTAAACGTGAAATGCTTGTTTTATATGCCGACGCGTCGTAAATGCGATTTAACAAACTTGCTTGAAGCAATTGACGACGTAATGGTAAAAGCGGGCTTGCTTGCTGATGATGATTATACAATAATTGAAAGTCACGACGGAAGCCGCGTATTTATCGACAAAGGCCGCCCGCGAACCGAAGTTTTTATTGAAGCGGTAACGCGCGAACCTGCTGTTACAAATTTACCGTTACCGTGAAAGGGGTTTTTAAAATGAATAGTAAATACATATTTCCGATAACGTTAATAATTTTGGACGTGGGAGCGGCTTTTATTTATGCCGTGGATAAAGACTTTAAAATGTGCGTTTATTGGATAGCGGCGGCAATACTTAATTGTTGCGTAACGTTTTAAGAAGGGAATAAAACAATGAATGAAAATATAAAAGACGGCGAAACAATACTTCTTGACGGTAAACCGCGCGTCACTTATCTTTGCGATCAAAAAGCAGATTGCACCCGACACAAAAGCCGCTTGCATTATGCGAATATCTTATAAAGACATACACCAACGAAAACGACGTTGTATTTGATAGTTGCGCGGGGAGCGGTACAACATTAGTTGCCGCAAAGAAAAACGGGCGGCAATACATAGGTTTTGAAGCCGCTGAAAAATATTATAATACAGCCGTCGAAAGGCTTTTTAATTGCGGTCAATAATGCGGCGGTACGCAACACTTTTTTTAAAAAATAAAAAAGTTGTTGACAAATACAATATATGGTAGTAATATTATAGCAGAATATTATATTTGGAATTGAAGGGGCGAAGCATTGTTTAATTTAATAAGCAATTGTTTTTTGCCCCTTATTTTATTTTAAAGGGGGTGCGGCAATGGCAAAGAAGGGTAGAAAATCAAAATATGATACCGATATAAAGCCGCACTTAAAAGAGATTGAAACAGCCGTTAAAAACGGCGCGACGATTGCCGAGATTGCAACGGCGTTTAATATTGCCGAAAGTACAATATACAAATACAAGGCAGAAAAAAAAGAGTTTTCGGCGGCTTTTGCGCGTGGGCGTGCAAGCATTGTTATTGAGATACGCGGTGCATTACTCAAAAAGGCGTTAGGGTATGAATACGAAGAAGAAAAGCGCGTCGGACGTAAAGACGCAAGCGGCGAAAATATTGTCGTTGTAGAAAAGTATAAAAAGCACCAACCGCCGAGCGAAACAGCCGCGGCAATGCTATTACGTAATTATGACGAAAATTGGCTTGACAAAGACAGCGCAACAACGCAATTAAAGCAACAAGAATTTGAATTAAGAAAGGCGATCGCCGATAGTAATAATTTTGATTTAGATTAAAGGGGAATAAAAGCAATGGCAGACAGAAAGTATTATGTTCTTTGTAGTAACAATTGCAAATTTGAAAGTATGACTAAAGAACAGATTTTAACCGCTATTGAACAAGCCGTAAACACGGGCGAAATAGAAAACGTTGACACAGGGTTTATAACTACAATTAAAGAAAGCAACCGAGGCAAAGGCTTAACGTTTTGGATTGGTAAACAGGCTGAATATAACGCAATAAAAGTAAAGAAAGAAAATTGCTTTTATATTATAACAGACGATACAAGCGCGGAAGACATTGAAAATGCAATTCACGAAATGAAAAACGAAATTGAACAAGCAACACAATTTTCGAATAAACTTTTTAAAAGTTTATGGGCTGATAGCGAAGGCGCGGCGAATGGTAGCGACATTATTGTTTCAAATGCGGCAAATTATACAATGTTTAAAATTCATTTCAAAGGTAGCGCAACGCCAATAATTGCGTCACGTATTAGTGATATTGTTCGTGGTAGTGGTTCAAGTTTAATTAAATCGGGCGGCAATTTCACGGGCGTTGAAGAATTTTATTTCATTGCGGAAACCACCGCAGAAAACGCAACCGACGAAAAGTGGGTTTTAAATGCTTGCGAAAGAATGACACACGCGCCGAACGGAAACCACGGTGCAATTGAAAGCAAAACCATAACCCGAATAATGGGTATTATTTAAGGGGTGATTAAATGGCTTATATGAACGGCAAAAAAATAATGGGCGTTGACGTTGTTTTAAATAGTTTTGAAAGTGACGCATACCACGAAATTTATTTTGATATTGACGAAACGGGCTTAATTTATCTTAAACCCGAATATAGGGGCGCACATTCTAAAACTTGGGACAAATATATTAACACAACTTATTGTATAAGTGATAACGGAATTGACGACGAAGGAAACGGAATTTTGGGCAGTAAAAATAATGAATTGCCGTCACGCTTGGTAATACCGACATCAATTACAAAAGATGGTGTTGAAATAAAAGTATTGAGATTAGCGGAAGGAATGTTTTCGGGCAACCCCGCAATTAAAGAATTAACTATTCCCGAATACGTTACAGTTATTCCACAATGTTTTTGTGTTCAATGTAAGCATTTAAGTTTTGTACACAACACCGAGCATATTGACACGGTAGAAGACAGAGCCTTCAACCAAAGTGGGCTTATCGAAGCAAATTTCCCAAGTGCAACTACAATCGGAACTGCGGCTTTCCGATATTGTTGGTTTTTGACAAAAGCAGACATTGGCAACACTTCGGTTATAGAAGCACAAGTTTTCCAAGACGATACAAACTTATGTGATGTAATATGTAAAGCACCTATCAAATCAGTGGGTAAAAATTCTTTTTACCAAACTGAAAAATTAAAGTCTTTACCTTTCCAAACTTCAATAACAACAATAGGTGAAACAGCATTCAAAAGAAGCGCTATAAATTATGATTTTAGTAATTTGTCGGCTAATAATCTTGGAACGAATAGCGTGCCTTTCCACACAACAAAAGGAATGAATAAAACTGATTTTTGGAGTGGTGCGAGCATACCAACAACAAAGAAAAACCCGTTGCCGATAACATTCAACCAAAAAGACGCGAGATGGCGCGGCGAAATAATTTCGCCCAATTCGCCCCAATATAACAACGAGAATTGGGCATTCGGTTCGGGTTGCACATTCTTTGCCTTAATGCAAGCATATTGCGGAATGTACGGCAGATACGATTTAACAACCGCCCAAGCATTGCAATCATTTTGCGCCAACCAAACAAAAAGCGGCTATGAGTACGACGCTTTGTACTATTGGTCGCCCGACATAACCGCTAATTCTTCAATAATTTCAATGGGTGATATATTGGGAATTACGGTGCAATCTTATGACCTAACGGCAACCACATTACAAACACTTTATGACGCCGTTTCAAATGGCAGTTACGCAATGATTGAAGTACCAAACGCGGCGAACTTGGCGAACGGTCACGTTGTATTGTGTTACGGCGTGGACGCGATCACACAAGAATTGCTATGCGTCGACACTTCGGGAAATCAAATGCTTATATATGACGATACATATAATTGCGGTTTTAAATTTTCAAGCAAAATTCAAAATATGGTTCAAACATCGGGCGATACAATACAAGTATTGATTTTGACAAAACAATAATTCAAGTGAAACCGCCCGAATTGAAGGGGGAATAATTATGGTAAAAGTTTTTCTTGGCGTAGGACACGGCGGCAACGATAGCGGCGCAGTTGGTAACGGCTTAAAGGAAAAAGATTTAAACCTTGCTATTGCGAAGGCTTGCCGTGATACGTTAGAACGTCACGGCGTAACGGTTTTAATGAGCCGTACCAAAGACGAAAACGACGCATTAAACGAAGAAATAAATGAGTGCAACAAGTTTGCGCCCGAAATTGCTATTGATATACACAACAACGCGAGCGTAAACCACGACGGCGACGGTGCGGAAGCCTATTACCATTATAAAGGCGGCAAAGGCAAAACACTTGCCGAAAATGTTTTACGTGAAATTGTGAACATAGGACAAAACAGCCGCGGGGCAAAGACGCGCAAAAACGCAAGCGGCAAAGATTATTACGGCTTTATCCGTGAAACAAATTGCGCCGCAATTATTGTCGAAGCCGCTTTTATTGATAATAAGACAGATATAAAAATTATTGATACCGCGGCAGAACAAAAGAAAATGGGTGTTGCCATTGCAAAGGGCGCACTTTTAACGTTGGGTATCAAATTCAAAGAAGAAGCCAAAAAGACCGACAGCGGCAAAACATACCGCGTGCAATGCGGCGCGTACAAAGACAGAAACAACGCCGTTAAATTACAAAAGAAATTAAAGGCGGCGGGCTTTGACGCAATTATCGTTTAAGAGGTAAAGAACAATGAAAGAACGTTTAAATAAATTATTAACAATTAAAAGCATTGTAACAATACTTTTAACTTTAGTATTTTGCTATTTAAGCATTATTGGACACATCACGCCCGAATTGTTTATGACAATTTTTGTTGTTGTTATCGGCTTTTATTTCGGAACACAGGCGAAAAAAGAATAATGTTTACAAGCCTTGAACAGTTTTATAATTCGGACGAATGGAAAAACACACGGGCGAAAATAATTGATGATCGCAAAGACGAATACGGAATTGTACATTGTGAGTTTAGCGGCGTACCGCTTAATAATAGTTATGAAATAATAGGACACCACAAAACACCGTTGACAATGGAAAACGTCAACGATTTTTCCGTATCACTTAACCCGTCAAATATTATGCTTGTATCACACAAGGCGCATAACGAAATACATAAACGTTTCGGGTATAGCGCGGGGCGCAAAGTATATTACATATACGGCGCGCCGTGTAGCGGCAAGACAACGTTTGTAAACAGCATAAAAGGCAATAGCGATTTAATATGCGACATAGATAATATTTGGCAATGTATAACAGGCGGCGCAAGATATGACAAGCCGAACGCATTAAAAACAAATGCGTTTGAAGTACAACGTTGTATTTTAGATATGATTAAACGCCGCGTCGGTAATTGGGAACGGGCATATATAATTGACGGCGGGGCGGCTAAAACGCCGAGAATTAACCGTATAAACGATTTACGCGCCGAACCGATATTTATAGACACCGACCGCGAAACGTGTTTACAGCGGCTTGAAACGGACAATAACAGGACGCAAGCACAGCGCGGCGAATGGCGAAAATATATTGACAAATGGTTTAACGAATATCAAGCGTAATTGCGCTATGATATAGAGTTCCTTTCTATACCGATAACGCGGCGGCGAACGAATACCGCGTTACCATACGCACGGCGCAAAGTGGCTGTAACACGATTTACAAACGGTGCAAATCCGTTGCCGTGCTAACACAAAGCGGAAAGCCCTTGCCGTTAAGTAGGGAACTAAAAAAGAGCCGCAAGCGGGTATTGAAGCGCGAGAAGTTAAGTATTGCTTTTAGTTATCACAAGGGCATTGGCTGACGAAAAGATACAGCGCGGCGGCTATTTATTATTTACAGTACACAACGCAAGGGGTGAGCGTATGACGTGGGAAATTGCATTAGGTATTTTTGCCCTTGCGGGTTTTGTTATATCAATAGTAACAATTGCAAGCAAACAAGCGGGCTTATTATCAAAGTTAGAAGCGACCTTAACAGCATTAAACGAAACACTTGAAGAATTAAAAGAGAACAATCGACAAAGCCATAAAGATATATATAACAAGTTAGGCGATCACGACAAGCGTATTTCGAAATTAGAAGTATATCACGACAAATGATGAACGATATATATTTATATAACAATCCTTACGGGTTTAGGCTTAATATAAATAACCCGCGTATAAACGATTTATACAGACGTTATAAAATATGGAAGGGGTTAGCGGCAAACTTACCGATAACGGATAACCAACGGCGAGAATTTGAAAATTATGTTATTGCAATGTTGAAAAAAATAACCCCCCCGTCAAACTGAAAAACTTTTTGCTTTTTATAC